TACGATATAGAAAAACTTATCTAAAAACGCTTGACAATCACCGTCAATTAGTGTATTCTCCTCTGAAGGAGGCTTTTATTATGAGCAAATTAGACGAACTATTGGAAGAATGGCGTAAAGACGCCGATATTGACCGAACCGAACCTGGTAAGGCACTTCTTGATATTCCCAAATTACATAGTAAGTATTTGAACATACTTTCAAGGCACCGTTTGCTTTCGAAAGAAGCCGAGTTCAAGTATAATAAAATGAAAAAGATTAAATGGGAATACTACACAGGTAAATTAGATGATGATGATTTGAAGAAACATGGATGGGAACCTTTTCCATTTGTTCTCAAATCCGACCTATCTACATATATGGATAGTGATGAAGATTTAAACAAGTATCAGGCACAAAAAATTATGCATGATGAGATTGTTGATATTTGTACCGCTATACTTAAAGAATTAAACAGTCGCACATTTCAATTGCGTGACTTTATAGCATGGGAAAGATTTATTCAAGGTGTCTGATATTATTCTTCATAAAAAGAATGAAGCATTTATACAGTTTGAGTGTGATAAAGGTACTGCACAAGAACTGAGTGATTACTTTACATTCTATGTACCAGGTTATCAATTTACACCTGCATACAAATCTCGCATGTGGGATGGTAAGATTAGACTTGCTGACTTGCGGTCATTTACCATTTATCATGGTCTTGTTCCTTACATTCAAAAATTCTGTGATGAAAGAGAATACACATTAGAAATTGATTCTGATGTGTCTGCCACAGAAAACTACTCATTGAATGAAGCAAAGGAATTTATTGAGACACTAAACTTACCACATGAAGTCAGAGACTATCAATTAAAGTCTTATGTTTATGCGATACGCAACAAGCGTATTTTATTACTGTCACCAACGGCTAGTGGCAAAAGTTTAATTCTATACTTTATTGTTCGTCACCTTCAACAAGAACATAAAAGAGGTTTGTTAATTGTTCCTACAACCTCACTTGTAGAACAGATGTATAGTGACTTTGAATCTTATGGTTACAATTCAGAAGAATATTGCCATCGACAATATGCAGGTAAAGAAAAACATACAAACAAGTTTTTAACAATTACTACATGGCAATCAATCTATAAAAACGACAAAGAATACTTTGAACAATTTGACTTTGTTCTTGGTGATGAAGCACACCAATTTAAGGCCAAATCGTTGACAACTATTCTTTCGGGTTGCACAAGAGCTAAATATAGAATAGGTACAACAGGTACTTTAGATGGTACGCAAACACACCGACTTGTATTAGAAGGTTTGTTTGGACCTGTTTACAAAGCCACATCTACATCAGAACTCATTGAAAAGGGTCAACTTGCAGATTTTAAAATCAAATGTCTCATCTTAAAATATCCAGAGGCAACATGCAAGATGGCAAAAGAATGGGACTACAATACAGAAATCGATTACATAGTGCAGAACAAAGCACGAAACGATTTTATCCGAAACTTGACACTATCATTAGATGGTAACTCTCTTATTTTATTCCAATTTGTAGAAAAACACGGAAAAGAGTTATATGCCAATATTAAAGAACATGCAAAAAACAGGCATGTATTTTTTGTATTTGGTGGTACAGAAGTTGAAGTCCGTGAATCAGTTCGTTCAATTACTGAAAAAGAAAAGAACGCAATTATTGTGGCATCTTATGGCACTTTTTCTACTGGCGTCAACATTCGCAATCTACACAACATCATCTTTGCAAGTCCTTCTAAGTCAAGGGTTCGTAATTTGCAGTCTATTGGTCGTGGACTTCGTATAGGTGAAAACAAAACTGAGGCAACACTATTTGATATAGTCGATGATTTTCGTGTAGGCAAATTTGCCAATTACACCTTGAAACATTTCATCGAGCGTGTTAAAATATATGATGATGAAAAATTCAACTACAAGTTTTACAACATAGAATTGAAAAATGGAACTAACACCTAACAATAACATTAAAATAGTAAGACTGCAAAGTGGTGAAGATATTATGGCAGATATTATACAAGATGAAGAAAATGATACCATCTTGTTAGATAACCCAATGCACATTATTTTTAAAAGAGTACCTACAGGTCAAACTGTAATGATGATGATGCCTTGGTTACCAATTGAGATTATTAAAGAGAATAATGCGATTGTATATTCAACAGACATTCTTACAATCATTGAACCGAAAGATGATTTAGTTCGTTATTACGGTAGTGTTGTGTCTGAAGCACAACTAAGAATGGAAGAAAAAAGAAACTTCAATGAAGAATACGATGATGAAGAAGAAGATGAGGAAGATATTGATGCAGAAGAATTATTTGAAATACTTAACGAAAAGAAGAAACACAACATACATTAACATTCAAAGGGAACACCGTGATGATACGCTGTGTCAAGCCTTTTGTCAACACTTAACCAGGTAAATAATATGAGTAAAGCGACTAAACATTATGTAAACAACGCCGATTTCCTTCAGGCGTTAATTGACTATCGTGATAAATGTGCGACAGCAAAGACAGAAGGTAAAGAGGATCCACAGATTCCAAACTACATTGGAGAGTGTTTCTATAAGATTGCAGACCACCTGTCTCGCAAACCGAATTTCATATCGTATTCTTTCCGTGATGAAATGATTGCAGATGGTATAGAAAATTGCCTAATGTATTTTAGAAACTTTGACCCTGATAAATCAAAGAACCCATTTGCCTATTTCACGCAAATCATTTACTATGCATTTCTTCGCCGTATTATGAAAGAGAAGAAACAACTCTATGTCAAATACAAAGCAACAGAACAGTTTGGTATTCTTGATGAACATGAAATGTTTGAAGATGAAAATGGAAATATGAGGCAGTTTGAATTGTATGATAACATTTCCGAATTCATTTATAATTTTGAAGAAAACAAACGAAAAAAGAAAGAAGGTAAAACCAAAGGTCTTGAAAAATTTATGGAAGAAGAATTACCTGAATAGTATTGACAACCTTTTAAAAAGGAGTTAGAATGGATAAGTTAAAGGTAGAACATCACCTTAAAGTTCTTGAAGATAGGCATAAAACTCTCAATAAGACAATTGATAATTTGGAAAAAGTAGGAACATATTCCGATTTTCAAATAGAGATTATGAAAAAACAAAGGTTACACCTGAAAGACCAAATAGAACACTATAAAAGACAGTTATGAAATTATGCATATTGGGTGATACTCACTTCGGTGCTCGAGGTGATTCTTTAGATTTCCACAAATACTTTCAAAAGTTTTATGATGAGGTATTTTTTCCACATCTACAACAAAACAATATTGAAGTAATCTTTCAAATGGGCGACTTATTCGACCGCAGAAAGTTTATCAACTTCAATACTCTCTACTTGTGCCGCAAATATTTTTTTGATAAATGCGAAACACTAGGCATTAAAGTTCACACACTTCTTGGCAACCATGATGTTGCATTTAAAAATACATTAGAAGTAAATTCAACTGGTCTACTTTTAAATGAATACAACAATATCGAATACTACGATGAGTTTGATACCGTAGAGTTTGATGGTGTCGAAATTGATGTAGTGCCTTGGATATGTGATGATAATGTCGATGCAATATTCGATAGAATGAAAGAATCAAAGGCACAAATTTGTTTCGGGCACTTTGAGATTGCCGGTTTTGAAATGGACAGAGGCAATGTTTGCGATACAGGCCTTGACAAAAAACTATTAACAAAGTATGATATTGTTTTAACTGGACACTTCCATCACAAATCAACAGATGGTAATATTACCTATGTTGGTACGCCTTATGAAATGACATGGGCAGATTGGAACGACCCAAAAGGTTTTCACATCTTTGATACCGATAGTCGTGAATTATCTTTTGTTCAAAACCCATTCTCTATGTTTCATAAAATAAACTATGATGATGGGTCAAAAACATTTGAAGATTGGAAAGAGTTCGACTTTGCCAAATTAAAAGAATGTTATGTTAAAGTTGTGGTATTAAACAAACAGAATCCTTATTTGTTTGACCATGTTGTTGATAACTTATATAAGGCAGGTGTTTCTGACTTATCAATCGTTGAAGATTTTACCGATACTTTAATTGATAATGACCAAGATATTATTGACCAAGCAGAAGATACAATGACAATTCTTTCTAAGTATATTGATAATCTTTCACTTGATGTTGAACCTGAAAAACTTAAAATACTAATGCGTGAACTATATGTTGAAGCATTGAATACTGAAGTGGCTGAATGATAATATTTCGATATGTTCGTTGGAAAAATTTACTAAGCACCGGCAATTACTTTACAGAGATTAACCTATCAGGTAACTCTAACACATTAGTTGTTGGTGAGAATGGTTCAGGAAAAAGCACGATGCTCGATGCGTTGTGCTTTGGTCTATTTGGCAAACCGTTTCGTGATATCAACAAACCGCAGTTGTTGAATTCAATCAATAACAAAGATTGTGTTGTTGAGGTTGAGTTTGACACAGGTAATAAATCATACAAGATTATAAGAGGTATTAAACCTAACATCTTTGAAATTTATTGCAATGGTGAACTTGTCAATCAAGAAGCCGCAAGTAGAGACTATCAAGAATACCTAGAGAAATTTATTCTCAAATTAAATTACAAATCATTCACACAGATTGTAATTCTAGGTTCAGCATCATTTACTCCTTTCATGCAATTGAAAGCGGCAGACCGCAGAGATATCATTGAAGATTTGCTTGATATTCAAATCTTTTCTACCATGAACTCTTTGGTGAAAGACCGATTGAGTAATAACAAAGATTTGGTTGCAAATAGAAAACATGAAATTGATTTGAAACAACAGAAATACGATATGCAGAAAAAACATATCGATGAACTCAAACAAAATAATGATGAAAAGGTAA